GACAAATCCACTTAGATAGAGTATAATATTATAATATTTTATAATAGGGAGATATAATTTTGCCAACTTACGACTTAATAGATTCAAAAACGAATAAAATAGAAGAAGTTTTTATGTCTATTTCAGAAATGGAAGAATATTTAGAACAAAATCCACATATCAAAATAGTACCTGCTGCTCCAGCAATCGTGTCTGGTGTTAATATGGAACATAAAATGGATTCGGGATGGAAAGAAACTTTACAAAAGATTTCAGAAGGACATCCGAATAGTCCACTTGCAGGTAGATATGGAAATAACAGGACAATTAAACAAAAAAAGGGTGAAAGAGTGTTTCAACGACATCTAAATAAACAATTGAAAGATAAGGAATGATATAAATATTACAATGATACGAGCTAGAAATTTCAGCATGACCTTCGATATTAAAGTATCATCAAAAAAGGGTTTGGAAGCTTTGAAATCAATCAGCTCATGTATCAATGGGGGTTGTTGCATGACAATCCCTTTTTTATAGAGGGTTTTAGATAATGGCGACACAAAAGAAAGTAAAAGAAATTACAGATTCTCAATTGGTTAATATAAAACCAGTTACGGATAATCAAAAAGTAGCATTTGATGCATTTAAAAAAGGACAAAATCTTTTTCAATATGGTGCTGCTGGAACAGGAAAAACTTTTGTTGCATTATATCTTGCACTTAAAGATGTTCTGGATTTAAAAAGTCCATATCATAGAGTATGTCTTGTTCGTTCATTAATGCCAACAAGAGATATAGAATCTGTTTCTGGTGATGAAGAAGATAAAACACTTTTATATCAAACGGTATATCAAAATATGGTGCAGTTTATGTTTGAACAACCAAATGAAGTTGCATTTAGTTCGTTGTATGATAGATTGAAAACACAACAAACTTTATATTTTCTTTCAACTTCTTTTCTTCGAGGATTAACTTTTGATAATTCTATTATTATTGTAGATGAATCTCAAAATTTAAATTTTCATGAATTAGATACTATTATTACAAGAGTTGGTCAAGATAGTAAAATAATTTTCTGTGGTGATATAGACCAAACTGATTTAGTTAAGACACGAGAGAAAAATGCTATTTTAGATTTTACTAGAATTCTTGAACAAATGGAAGAATTTACATTAATTGAATATAACCTCGGTGATATAGTTCGTTCAGGATTTGTTAGAAATTATTTGATTAATAAAATTAAATTAGGACTTGTTGGTGGTTGATAACGAAAAAATATATATTATGAATAAATTATATGAATTTAAAAGAGAAATAAAATATGTTCCAGAAATTTCAACAAAGAATGTAGATAGAAAACGATATTATATAACTCCAGAAGGAATTCTTTATCCGTCTATAACGACAGTTTTATCCAATAGAAAAAAAGAAGGATTATTTGAATGGCGACAACGAGTTGGAGAAGATGTTGCGAATCATATTGCTAGAACTGCAGCTAGTCGTGGTTCTGCTGTTCATAAAATGTGTGAAGATTATTTGATGAACCAACATATTTATAATTCAACCGATTTTGCAAAACATTCACAAAGAAATTTTCTTGGATATTGTTTATTTAATAGATTAAAAGACCAAGTATTAAAAAATATTGATAACATATATGCACAGGAAACTTCATTATGGTCAGATAAATTAATGGTTGCTGGTAGGGTGGATTGTGTTGCGAAATACTATGGAATACCTACTGTAATTGATTTTAAGACATCAAGAAGTGAACGAAATGATGAATGGAATGAAAATTATTACATACAAGCAACTGCATATTCTGAGATGTTTGAAGAAAGAACTGGAATAAGTATAGACCAGATTGCGATTTTGGTTGTAACTGAAGATGGAACTGTTCAAGAATTTGTTAAAGATAAAAAAGATTATCTACACCTACTTGAAGAATCTTTAAAGATTTTTACTCAAGAAGATAATATGCAAGGCCTTAATACATAACGAGGGGCTATAGGCTAATCTGGGAAACCATTTCTCTTGCACAGAAAAATTACGGGTTCAAATCCCGTTAGCTCCACACTTGACAAATTATTTTTTTTATGTCATACTTATAAATAACCAAGTAATCCGTTAAGTAGGATTGTAAGACGGAGATTCGATTTCTCCCGCCTCCATTGATTAATAACGATATGAGGGGGCGCCATGGATTCGATTGCAATACGAAAGGGTTATGGAAAAAACAACTGATAACTTTGATTATCAACTAGCCGCTTAAAAAAAAGTGGTGGGAGTTTGGTGGTTTTCTTAGCAACAGAAAAACCACCGCTATTAGAATGAAAAAGTTATGCGAGTGAATATTATGTTAGAGTCAACAATGTCATTTAAAACACAAAGAACATTCGAATTAGAAATAGAACAGATTGTTAAAAATTATGAAATGTCGCATATGCAGGCGGTGTTACATTATTGTGAGATGAATGATATTGACCCATCATCAATTAGTCGATTGATATCTAAAACATTAAAAGAAAAAATAGAATTAGATGCGAGAGATTTAAATTTCTTTCCAAAGGCAGGGAAACTTCCTGATTTATAATACAATGGATTCATATGATGCATATAAATTATATCTTGGTATGAAGGCACATTTTGAGAAAGGTAATTATGATTTTATTCAATATGGTGGTAAGACAAAATCGACCAAAGAATCTTTTTTTAAAAGAAATGATAGAAAGATTTTTTACAAGGCATCTAAAGCACATTCAAATCCAACAGATTTAAAAAATTATTACATTGCAAATTTTGTTCAATCACATAAAGGTTGGATTGGTGAATTTTCTGAAAAGAATTATTCTGATTGGAAAAAAAGAATGGAAAGTTTATCTTACACTTTCGAACAAAATATTTTATTGTTGATAAATGAGATTTGTATGGATAAAAATGATTATAATATAAAAAATTTTGAATACATTTTTGAATGTGAGAAAGGAAAACATCCAATTCTTTTAAAGGGATATCTTGCAAAAAGGATTTTTCCAGAAACTTTAATTATCTTGGATGATATCCTTTCTTATTTTAAAGAATGGGATAAGATGCTGAGTGACGATATAGTGTGGCCAGAAACAAAAATCTTTCTTGATAAGTATCGAAGATTTCTGGAATTTGATAAGACTAAATATAAATTTACTTTGCAGAAATTGGTAAAATCAAATTTGGGAGGTTAACAAGAATGAATAAGATAAAAAAGTTATCGGAAAATGAGTGGTTATTGACATATACTTTAACTAATAATATCAATAAAACTAAGGAAGTACATGTTAGTTTTGATGTATCTAATATGAATCAAATGGGTATCTGGAATCTTTCAGATGAGAATTTTCGAGACTTGACAAATGCTAAGAAATAAAGTATAATATATTAAATATGTTTTATATCATGAAAGAAATTGGATAAGACAAATATAGATACACATAAGGAGAAACGATATGTCGTTAGAGTCATTAAAACGAAATAGTGGTTTAGATAAACTACTATCTGCAGTCCAAAAAGAAAGTGCGCCTGCAGATAAACAAAGTTTTGTTGATGAAAGATTTTGGAAACCAGAACTTGATAAAACAGGAAATGGTTATGCTGTTATCAGATTTTTACCAGCACCAGATAAGGAAGATATGCCATGGACTAAAGTTTGGAGTCATGCATTTCAAGGCCCGACTGGACAATGGTACATTGAAAATTCATTAACAACTTTGACTCAAAAAGACCCTGTCTCTGAAGCAAATACACTTCTTTGGAATACTGGAAATGAACCAGACAAAGAACTTGCAAGAAAGAGAAAGAGGAAACTTAATTACTATTCTAACATTTTAGTAATAAGTGACCCCAAACACCCAGAACATGAAGGTAAGGTAAGACTTTTCAAATATGGAAGAAAAATTTTTGACAAATTGATGGAAGCAATGCAACCACAATTTGAAGATGAAAAACCTATTAATCCTTTTGATTTTTGGAAAGGTGCTAATTTCAAATTGAAAATTAGAAAAGTTGATGGTTTTTGGAATTATGATAAATCTGAATTTGAAAAACCTAGTGCTGTGATTGACGGAGATGACAAGAAATTGGAACTACTCTGGCATCAACAATACCCACTTGCTGAATTTACTTCAGCAACTAATTTCAAATCATATGGTGAATTGAAAGAAAGGTTTGAAAGAGTAACTGCAGGCACTACTACTGTCGGTAATGTTGCTGATTTAACTGAAGTTTCAGAAGCACCAGTAGTTGATAGCGATACTACATCATCTAATGATGAGAATGCTATGTCTTACTTTGAGAAACTTGCTCAAGAGTAAGTCTTAAACATAAAGGGGAATTCTTTGAGTTCCCTTTTATACTCCATATAAAAATTTACCATAAATTGGGTCTGTATTTTCGATACTTTGATTATTTTTGAATGTGTTTTCTGTACTTTGTGTGTTGATAGTTCCACCCTGTGATATGGTTGTGATAGTTGGTGAAACTACTACTGCCTTTTCGAGTGCATTATCATTTACATCTTTAGCAAGGGTTTCATTTTTTGCTATTGCACTATCTTTGAGTACATTATCATTTTTTTCTTTTAATCCTGCAACAGATTTTTCATCAATCACAGCATTAGTTGGTTCTATAACTTCTACTATAACTTTTTGTTTGTCTTGTTCAATCACTTTACCATTCTTAGTTGATTTTTTTTCTTCTGATGGTTCTCCATTATCTTTATCTATAAATCTTTTTAAGTGTTTTGGCACCATCCAACTTGGTAGCCAATTTACTATTGATTTTATTATATTCACCATGGTAGTGCTTATTTTTTCTTTGATTCTGGTAAAGGTGTCACCTATAGATTTAAAAAACTTCACTACTGGGTCAATAACATTGTTGTAATACCATTTGAATACAGAAGTCACACCATCCCAAAGTCCTTTAAATGCATCAATTATCCATCCTATTGTTTTTCCTATCGTATCACTTATTGCACCAAAGAATTTACCTATGCCTTCTGCAAAAGGTACTAGGAATTTACCTAGAGCTTGAATCATTTTTCCTATCCATTCAAATATTTTGTCTTTGAATACAAAAATGAGAACTCCAAGAATAACTAGCCAGGCTACAGGGTTCAGGAGTATACCAAAAAATCCGAGTATCATGGGACCAATGGCCATTATTGCTGGGAGAAGAAATCTTGATAAACCTCCCATCAGACCTCCAAGAAAACCCCCGCCTCCTTTTTCATCTGTTTTAACAGAAGATTTAAAAGCTGCTTGTGGGTCATCTTTCTTTTCTCCTAAAGCTTCTCTTTGTGCCAATGCCGCCAATTCATCTGCTGTGCTAGCGTCTATTCTTGCCTTTTTTGTTTCTTCGTTTATTTCTTTATCTAGGCCTAGCTTCTCTATCGCTAAGGCTTTTAATTCTTCACTAGTTTTATCGCTGTTAACGAGGATTTGTATCATTTCGTCTATTTTTGATACATCCATGGCTACAGCAAGTTTTTGTTCACGGGTTAAATCTTTGAATAGTTCTTCAAAAGCTATATTTCTTTGAATATCTACCTTATTGAGTTCTAATTGGCCTGAAATAAGTGATTCCATTGCTTCTATCAATGTGGTTTCAGCGTCAACATCAAGGGTTTCATTTATTGCGTCCAATCTTTTATCGCCAAGCATAAAAGAACTTACGTCTTTGACTGCGCCGACCACTTCTTTAGTTCTATCTACACTATCAGAGAAGAATCCGACCATATCGCCCAAGAATGGTATAGGTTTGCTTAGTTCTGCTAGTTTTTTTAGACCACTCAAGTTTCCTTTACTACTATCGCTAATTCGCTGTTGCAGTTTTTTAATCTCAGTTAATGTTTTATCTGACTTTTCTTGTAATTTCTGTGCTTTCTCTCCGGGTTTTCCATTCGCCATTATTCACCCCCTTTTTTTGGTGGTTTAGATGCACTTCCTGTGCTATTCACATAAAGACCAAACCATGCTGCTCCAGCACCAACTACGATTGATACGAGACCTGCTTGTTGTGTGTTTGGGTTCTCTAATGCCATGAACC